ATCTCCACGATCTTTTTGTAACGAGATTTCTTCTGGTCTCCAAAAGAAACCAAGTTGTTGTTGAGTTAACTTATCAAAAATTGGATACTTATAAGAATCATATCTTTGAATTCCCAGAGGTTTTCCAAAAAACATTGGTTGCTTTTTGAAATCAACGTCATTAGTGTTAAAGACGGTTATTCCTTCGAGCATTTTTGGTGTTTGCGAGTGAACTCTAAATTTTGCAACTTTCACAATCTTCTTCTCCTGAACTTAAAATTTCATTTATCATGTCACTAATATTATTTACCTTTTCGTCTTTTGCATCATCAGTCTTTCCATCATAAGTGTTTTGATAATAACTTGTCTTCCATCCCAATTTATATGTAGTCAGGAAATCATTTGCCATTACCGAAACTGGGACTTCATTGTCTGGATAATTCTCTGGGTTATAAGACCAATTCCCAGAAATTGCCTGATCAAAGAACTTTTGCATAACTGCAACAATATTGATATACCCAGTATTGGATTTCATATCCCAAAGCAATGTATAATTATTTTTCAAAGTTGCATATTGTGGAACAATCTGTTTGAGTGGTCCCTTTTTAGATTGCTTCACAGACAAATATCCACGAGGAGGTTCAATTCCATTAGTTGCATTTGAAACTACAGAACTACTCTCAGATGGCATTTGTGCAGATAACGTAGAGTGTCTTAATCCATATTGCATGATCAACTTACGAAGTTTTTCCCAATCATGTTGATATGGAATAGATGAAATTTCATCTACATCTTTTTTATAAGTATCTATAGGTAAAATTCCATCAGCGTATTTGGTATTTGCAAATAGAGAACAGGCACCTTTTTCTTGAGCAATCTTATTTGATGCCTTGAGAAGAAAATATTGAAAGGATTCTGAAAGTCCATGAACTGCATCACATGCTTCCTGAGAATCATATTTGAACCCCAGTTTGGCAAGATAGTGTGCCAAACCAATATAACCTACACCAAGAGATCTACGTGCCTTTGTAGAACGTTCTGCAGCAACCACAGGATAATCTTGATAGTCTATCAGTTCTTCAAGACTTCTCACAGACAACTCACAGAGTTCTTCAAATTCTTCATCAGATTTTACTTTACCTACATTAACAGCAGAAAGAATGCAAAGTGCAATTTCTCCACTTTGGTCATCAATATGTTGAACTGGTTTTGTTGGAAGAGTAATTTCTTGACAAAGATTGCTCATCTCAATCTTATCAATAAAAGAACTATGACTATTGCAATGATCTATATTCATAATATAGATTCTTCCTGTTTCTGCTCTTTCTTTGAGAAGATTGAGAATAAGTTCCTGTGCCTTAACTGTTTTCTTTGGAATAGCTGGATTTTTCTCAAATCCAAGGTAGAGACAGTCAAACTCAACTGTTCCGAAAGAATCATATAATCCAGGTACATCATGTGGGGAGAAAAGCGTGATCTCACCATCCTGAATAAATCTTTCATAAAATATTTTACTAATCTGAATTGAATAATCTAACTTACGAACACGATTGTCTTCTGTTCCTTTGTTGTTCTTGAGAACAATAATATCCTCTATTTCTTTGTGCCAGATTGGAAAGTGTACAGTAGCACTTCCACCACGAATCCCATTCTGTGTACAACACCTAACAGTTGATTCAAACTTTTTGAGGAATGGGATAACACCTGTATGAGAAACTTCTCCCCCTCTGATCTTACTGTTGATTCCACGAATTCTGCCTGCATTAATACCGATTCCTGCACGTTGAGCAACATAACGCATAATAGCCAGGTCACTGCTACCGATGCTATCGAGGGTGTCATCAACATCAACAAGAACACAGCTAGCAAACTGTTTAAGGGGTGTTCTGACACCTGCCATGACTGGCGTTGGGATGTTGATTTTGTGCTTTGAGATTGCATCATAGTATTTCTTTATGTATGAAATTCTAGTCTCTTTAGGATACTGAGCAAAAATTGTTGCAGCAATCATCATGTACATAAATTGAGGAGGTTCATAAACTTGTCCAGAACTCCTATCTTGCACAAGATATTTATCAACCACTTGCCTTAGTCCAGCATAAGTAAACAAATAATCACGACCATGATTAATATAACTATCTAATTTATTAATTTCATCTTCGCTATAATTAATCAATATACTTGGATCATAAACTCCCAAATTTACACAATTTTTAATGTGTTCTAAAAATAAGGGATGGTCTTGAGATCTACCATACAAAGACTTTCTTATAGTAAATAAAAGAAGTCTTGCTGCTACAAATTGATAATTAGGATTATCAAGATCAATAAGATCAGAGGCAGACTTAATAAGAATTTCTTGAATCTCTGCTGTAGTAATACCACTATAAAATTGAATTCCAGATTGCATTTCTACCTGTGAAGCAGAAACACCAGAAAGATCCTTACAAGATTCTTCTACCATTAAGTGTAGTTTATTTAAATCTAACTCTTCAATAGACCCATTTCTTTTAACTACTGTTGTTTCTTTACTCATACTCTTTTCCAACTAATAAGTTTTGTTTTTGCTTCTAAACCAGAATATGTATTAGATTCTAACACGCAATTCACATCATGTCCAGACAATACCATATCATTAATATCCTTTTCTTTTAGATCTTGGGGCCAAATAACCACAGGAAAATGTGACCCAATAGCACTTTCTATTCTTTCTACTATTTGTTTGTTTCTCTTTTCATTATCATAAACCATAACAAAGTCTACATCATAATTAGATAGAAAAAACATTTTATCAAGGTCTGCTCCAACCATTGCAATAGCGTTTTCTACAAACATACTATCAAATGGTCCTTCCACAACATAGACTTTTTTATCCCAATCAATTCTATCTAATCCATAAATTTTAGGATTAGTTTCATCTAAAATAATAGTAATGTATTTTACTTTAGAGTTTTTATCCAGACTACGACCTTGAAATCCAAAAAAAATTCCTTTATTGATAAGTGGAATTATAATTCTAGATTCTTCATATTCAGTTGATTTAAATGTATGTTTTTGCTGATTGGTCCATTCTTTAAATTTTTCACAGTAATACAACTCACTAAGAAACTTTTTTGGAATTTTCCTACCTTCAACATATTTTCTTGCTGGATGTTCTATATTTAGTTCTGCCAAAGTTGGCAGGTCTATATTAACTTTTTCAAGTTTTTTGTAAAACTTTGGTTCCTGAAAATTGAAGTCTGGATCAGCAGTATTAGATCCTTTACCAGTTAAACCTTCTTTATATCTTTCCATTACATATTGATCATAAAGAGTAGTATCAAAGTCCTTTAAGAAGTGAGTGAAAGACTTTGATACTCCACAATTATGACATTTAAAGTTATGATCGTTTTTATATCTGTAAATATATCCTCTTGCTTTATTCTTATGCTTTTCTGAATCTCCACAATAAGGACATCTGAAGTTATACAATCCTGTCTTTTTTTGAGAAAACTTCTGCAACCTGGAAGAAACTAATCCAATATATTTGGAATCAATAAAACTCATTACAAAAGAAAGATTCTACTTTACTCTTTCTATAGTAGTAGACTCAATGGTTTCTGTCAACATACTTGGACCAAATGCATTGATAACTCCTACTAATGCAATAATTACAGCAAGAACACCACCAGCTTGCCATCTAAATTTATATAAACTGTCTATCTTTAATTCAATACCATCAACCTTTTTAGTAATTTCATCATCTACTTTTGCTTGCACATTTATTTTTTCTTCATGAATGGTAAGCATTTTACAAATATTTTGATTAGTCTCACTTAAGGTTTCTATTGCGGTATCAACTTTATCCATGATTTGTTCATGTGACTTGAATTTTTCTTGTAGTACTGCTAGTTGTATCCTACTTTCTTGACCGAACATTGTTTTTTCCTTTTATAAGGTCTCTAAAGAAGTAAGGAATTTTTTTAAATTTTTTCAATCTCAAGTCTACAGGTGGTTCATCTGGAGGCAATCCTGCAAATCCACCTCCACCAACTGTCATGTTTTCTCTAATATTATTTATTATTTTGTTTAGTTTTAGATCTTTCATATTTAAAGTGATCCCAATATTTGTAGACAATTTTCGTCAATTGGAATTTCATTAACAAAAGATTTTGGAAAATCAGGAACTCTATTTAGAAAAACCAAAAAGGTCTTCATAGAAGACCACAATTCTTTTTCTATTTTAAAAAATAAAAGAGGTAAAGCAGCTTCATTGAAAATATTAAACACTATAATAAAGTGATTAATAAGGAGACTTGATTTCAAATCTCCTGTTTTCACATATTTTCTTAGTAACTTTTTAATGTATTTGAATCTGTTTAGATCATCAAAAAAATCATCCTGCGTTACTGCTTGTGGATTGTCATAATATTTTATTGCAAATAAAATATAATTATCATCATTCAACTCATCAAATTTCATATGTTATTAAACTGTAGAATATCCCACAGTAACTGTATTAGAAGTTACAGGTGTTGCTCCACCAGAACCAGTGACAATAGCTCTGAAACTATATCCATCAGGTCTGGAAGATGTAATGTCTGTTGATGCAATTCCAAGAACTGGTCCAGCCACATTGCTGTAGATGGAGTTGTTTGTAAGTGCTGTAAATCCTGCTCCAATTGGATATGCAAAATACCATTGTGTTGAGAGTCCAACAAGTGGTGTGGATATTGCAAATACACTCAAGGTTGTTGCAGTTGTAGTTCCAATACCAGCAACAGCAGTTGGTTGAGTAGTAATTGTAATGTAATTGTCAGCTAGAACTGCATCATCATTAGCATCTCCAAATGTACCATAATCAGTATCTAAAGGAGGAAGATTGGTGCTAATTCCAGACAAGGCAACTAAAGTCTCAGATTTAACTCTAAGATTTCCATGCATATCTGTATAAGTATGAACACCTACCCATCCAGCATGTGCCACTGCATATTTAGAACCAGTTTCTCTTGCAGCAACTGTTTCATATACATCAACGCCCCTAATCTTATTATCTACACTAGTTGCTTGCAAATCATAGTTGCTATCTTGAATCACATACTTAGGTTGTTGTGAACAAGTATATGCTAGTCCAGCTACTGCAACACCACTTAGAAACTGAGTAGTAGCAATAGACACTGTAGTAGCATTAGTTACGGCAGTGATGACTGCCTCACCAACAGTATTGCCAGCACCAACATAAATTACTGATCCAACATATGCAGAAGAAAATGAAGTTCCTGATCCAGTAATAACTTTAGTAGCATAAACAAGACTAATCGTCCCTGGTGAGTAAATACTATCTGCCGTTCCCCAAAGAGCCATGTGTCTTACCCTGAATAAAATTTCTGTTCTTATGTTATTTATAAAAATGGGAGACCTCCATAAAGGTCTCCCAAAATAATCTTTAATTTACTTACTATGGAGTAAGATCTTTACCGCCCCTTGCTTTAAGTTGTCCTTGCACTTGTAAAAGAATAAGTGAAAGAAGACCGTTTGCTTTGACTTTTGGGTTTGCTCCAAGTGCTTCCGAGACTGCAAAAAGTACAGTTGCGATAAGTGCTTGATTAGCAATACACCATGCGATGACTACTGACATAATAAACCTCAAGTATAGGATACTTTCTATTTATTTTTTAATATCCTTAAGAATTTTTTCAGCAGCTGCTGCAAGTTTATCTTCTTTGCCCTTTACTGTCCTATTTGCTTCTGGTGGTTTTGATTTAGGTGTAGGAGTAGTTTTAACCTTACCAACACTCCCAGAAGATCTCATTCCAGTGAGAGCTGTTTCTCCTTTACTGTGAATAGTAGCAACTCTTTCATCCTCTTTTTTTGCCTTTCTTCTATCTGCATCAGTTATTGGATTCTTAGTTCTTTCTGATGCAGGTCTAAGTTTTGTTTTCTTAGGATCAAATACTCCTTCATAAAATGGAGTTCTACCAGAAACATAAGAAACAACTGCTTCTGTAGTTGAGACTTTCATCCTTTGTGCTTGTTGGGCAATTTGAAAATCTGCTCTCTCTTTAGAAACTTTTGCCTTTGCTGCTTTTGCCTTTGCTGCAGCTAGTGGATCTGGTTTTTCTCTTTCTGCATCACCTTTAGGTGGCATACCATAGGTATCTTCTTCGTTAATATCAACTGACTCATAGATGTCAATAACTTCATCTAAACTAAACATAGAAAGATCATATCCTTCAGAAATAAGTTCATCAATCCATGCTTCTAATTCTTCTGTTACTGTTGGTTTAGTATTAATTTTGTTCTTGATTCCTGATTTCACATCAAGTTTTTCATTCTTAGAATTCTTACTATAAAGATCTCTTTCTTCTTTCTTCATAGAACCATAAGATTTTACATTATACTCCTTTCCACCAGGTCCAATATCAGCAACTGTATATCCAAGTTTTTCCTTGGGAACAGAAACCTTTATCATTGGTTTTTTCTTTGCTTCACCAACAAACTCTTCTTTCTTTATTTTTTTCTTAAAGGAACCTTTTACTTCACCCTCTTCGTATCCTTTCCCATCTCCATCATCATCCCACCATCTTTTTTCAGATGATTGATCTTCATCATCATCATCTTCTCCTTTCTTTTTGGTTTCTTTTTTTTCTTCTTTTTCTTGAAGAGAAAGTTCTCTAATATCAGAGAAAGGGTCTGCCCAAATGTTGGTCATTTATCTTACTTAAGGTTTATTCTTATTTATACTGGAGAAACATCTTTAATCCAAGATTTAAACATTATACCTTCTTCAGTAACACAAATAAGATGATTTGCTCCAGATCTAATAATCTCTCCTCTAAGTCCTGTATTGCAACTTTCTACAATATCACCAACATTAAAAAGATTTCCAAACACATAATTTTCCCTAAGACCCTTTGCATCTAAATCTGGTGCAATCTGCCAAGTTTCTTTTACTTCTAATGAACCACCAAGTTCACCAAATAATTGTTTAAGTAATTTTGGTTGTATTCCAGTTGGCATTGCTTTTTTGAATGTTTCAAGGTCTCCAGATGCTGCTGCTTTTCTTGCTGAGGAAGAATTTTCTTCTGCATCTGGATCCTTTGGTCCAGAAGAAACTACATTGATTGAACTAAATTGATATAATTCTCCATTGTATTTCTTAACAAGATTGTCAATTTCTGAACATCTTTCTGACCCACATACTATATTAATAGAAGTATATCCTTCTTCATTTAAGAAAGACAATACATCAAAGATAGTTTTAAATTCATCACTATCAATAATTCTTTCTGCATACTCAGGGAACATTGCCTTCATAAAATCAATCTTTACATCAGGAGGTAATGGATTCTTTTTACCATCCTGAGTTCTTGATGGAAAAATATAAAAGTTTCCACCAGATGCTGCTTGCTTCAAAGCATTTAAAAGATTTTTGTGTGCTTTGGTTGGAGGATTAAACTTACCAAAAGCAACAGTTACAACATCACCATTAAGTCCTTTTTGTTGTGATTGAGATCCTTTTGCTCTTGTCCCAGATGTTTGAAGTTTTTTGGATTTATTTGATGTGGATGATGATGACTTTACCCCAACTCTTTTTGGTGCTGGTTTTGCTTTTGTTAATTTCTTACCTTTTACATCATCTGGAGTTTGATCATTAGATGCTTCTTCTTCGCTTTTTTTATTTTTGTTTTGTTGTATAAATTCTAATCTACCCTTTAAAGTTCTTGCTTTTTTTGCACCTTCTCTGTCTATCCAAAAACCATGCCCGTCTCCAACTAACCCAAGTTTCTTTGCTTGCTGTGCTGCTTGGGAAGTTCTTGCTTCTGATATAAACTCTAGGAATCTTTTCATTTATTAATTTCTGAATATATCAAGTCCTGATTGTCTAGAATGTACTGCAATCCTATGCTTTTGGCATGTAAGTATTTATCCTTCTTATCTTTTGGATCTTTATATTGATCCATAAAAGAAGAATAAAACCTAGAAAAATTTTCTATGGTTTTTTTCTTCAATTGTTTAATTTTTACATGTTTTTTATATAATGGAATTAATTCTTTAAAAAATTCTTTCATTATGAATCTAATAGATTAAATAAACCTCTTTCTATATTTACCTCTATTCCACACTCTTCTGTAAATTTCTCAAGGTCTTTTTTAGAAGGATTGTCAATTCTTTCTCTTGCCATGTTATGATAATCATCAGACAAATCAAATCCAATATATTGATGACCAAGCAACCTAGCAGCAAGACCAGTTGTACCTGAACCACTGTAGGGGTCAAGAACAACACCAGGAGTTTCCATCACTGCTTGAATACACCTAAGAGGGAGAATTATGGGGAAAGGAGCAGGATGAGGATTCTTCATCTCAGGACCAAACTTCCAAACACTAGCATAGTTAACAGACCTTCTAGGAAGTTTGGGACGCTTTGCTCCCTTACACAACCAATAGATTCTTTCATCAATCTGAGTAAACCTATATCCAGAAATCTCTGGACCACTACCCCTATTCCAGATAATCTCCTCCCTGATGTGCCACTTAGTTTTAGGCAACCATTGCCAAGGAGAAGTTGCATTACCCTGAAGATATCTAACCTTATGATTATAAAATAGAGAACCACCATCTTTGGTTTTATCAAACAGAACATTCAAAAGTTCAATCTGCTGCTCTTGATAAACATCTTCTGGAAGAGAATCATCAAACTTGTCATACTCAATTTTGCGAAACAAACCACCCCCAATCTTCTGTTTGTTGTATGGGGGTGAGGTTACTGTGCAATCAATAGAGTTATCATCAAGTTGTTTTGCCAACTCAATACAGTCTCCAGTTCTCAGGTCAATCATAGGGTCTCCAGTATTTTACCAGTGTAGCACATCATTGGATTTTTACAAATGGACCTTCAAGATCATCAGTAGAATATTGAATTTTAGATGCATAATAATATGCTTTTATTAAAAATTCTCCTAATTTATTTTGTTTGTTAGCATTGATAATTGCTTTCATATATCTCAAACCTCTCAATTTTCCTCTAAAGTTTTGTCTAAATTTAGATTCCTTTTTTATCCCATAAATTTGTTCAACTTCAGCAGGAGTGTGAGCATCTATCCATGCTAAATCTCTAATGTAATTGTCAGAATCTGTTTTTCTATTTGTGATAGGATTGGTGATATAAGTATCTCCAACTTCAACTAAAGAAGATAATTGAACTTGTTTGAGAAATCCACTCCAATATGCAATTTCACTATCACTTAAAGTTTCACTTGCTCCTGTAGGAATATTATGATTAACAGAGTTGCCAGAATATTCTGTTATTAATTTTTCAAACTTTCCAATAGGAATTGATCCAGTTCTAGCACCTGCTTTTTTTAGAGGACTGTTTGGTTTAGGAGAACTAGCAACTAAATCTTTCATTTCAGTTGCGTGAAATCCTGACATAGATGGACTTTTACTTTCCCAAGAATATTTTTTCATACTCCCACCATCCATAGAAACTTGACATTCAAAAGTTAATGAATTACCCCTAAATCCTAATTCTCTTCCATCTTTTTTTACTTCCATCCATTGATGTACTTTAGTTGTAAATCTGGCATCACCAAATTTTGGAGGTTCAAACTCATCATCTAATTTTGTATTTGTTTCTGTGGCTTTAGGAATATTTGGCCAAGTAGCTTTTTTTAAAGATATTCCAATCAATTCTTTATTTTTATATAAAGTTTTTAAATATTCATTAACTAAAGCAACAAAAACCACTGGTTCCAAATCTTCAGTTTCTGTTTTTAAATTTTCAATATCTCTTATAATCCTACCTTCATTATTTCCATTATAGATGTAAACATCAGCAGGATTCCAAGTATCCTTTTTAGTCCTAAATAAACTCCTGTGTTTTTGAGTAAATAATTGCCAAATTTTATCGTAGATATCTGTTCTTTTAGATGGAGGTATTAAATTTCCTAAAGGGGTCATTGATTTTTCAAATATCCCATATTTGAAATTGGAATAGTTAGTCATTCCAATTGATTTTAAATAGTTTTTTAAAGTTGGTCCTTGATGCTGAAAAGCAAATATTTCATCTTTGTCAGATAAATCTGGCCAAACTTTTAAAATATTAGCATCAATTGTTCTAATATCTGTTTTTTTGGTTATAGGATCTTGAATTGGTATTCTATCTTCTTCCAAAATAGAATAAAAACAATATAGAGAACAAAGTTCTCTAATATCTACATTTGCATCTGCCATTTAATTTTTGTTTATAATTATCTATCGTCTTCTGAACGATTTTCTGAATAGAATACATCAAAGTTTCCTCCTGGATAACGTTTCATAAGTTTATCTACATTACCAGAAATCACTTCATCCAATGAAACATCAAGTGCAATACAAGCCTGTGTAATATACCACATTACATCACCAAGTTCTATTATAAGATGTTCCTTATTATCTTGGTTCCAGGGTTTTCCCTGAAATAGCATTTTCTTAATTATTTCAAGAAACTCACCTGCTTCTGCATTCATTCCAACACCAGCAGTTAAAAGCCTTTCAATGTTTGCTCCCTTTTGGTCAAGTTCAACCATTCTTTCTGTTAAAGATAGAAAGTCTTTGGATGCATCACTAGTGACTGCATCTACAAATTCTTGATACTTTTTAAAGTCAATTTTTTTAGTCATAGTTTTATTCAGTAATAATTATACAATGAAAGGTTCTAATTCTGATTGGGGTAGGATTTTTTGTTCTGAAAGTTGTAAATCATCTTCTAATTTTACACAAGAGACATTTACTGTTTCAGGATTAATATTTTTAATTTGACGATATGTTCTGTTTTCTCCAAGTTCAACTAACATTATAGCATCTTTTATACTTGCACAATCAGAAATCTTTTTACCATTTTTATCAAATACAGAATAATAATTCAAAACTTAAATCCCTCAAATGATTTTTTAGATTTGTGTTCTTCTTTATCATTATACTCTTCTTCTTTACCAGAGTCAAGAATATCATCCTGTGCTTTTTGCTCACAATCATAAAGTCTCATCTTTGCCCTATCAATACCAACAATGAACCTTTTGTTGATAGTGGGATCATTGTATCTATTCTTAAGTTGTTTCACCATAAGTTGTCCCAATTGCTCCAACTCTTCTGTACTAATAAGGGCAAACATAAGATCAGCAGTAGCAGGGAGACCAAAGGATTCACTAGTATCAGTAAGTTCAACATCAGAGTTGCCATAACCACTACGAGTAGTTTGGGTAGCAGAGACAATGGGAACATTAAATTCCACTGCCAATCCTCTAAGTTCCTCTGCAATTGCTTTAACATAAGAATAAGAATTGACAGAAAAGTTTGACTTATACCTTGATGACCCACAAATATTAAGGTAATCAATAAAAATAATATCAGGTCTAAATGACTTCTTAAGAGATAATTCATTTAACAAAGACTTGAAGTGTCCTACATGTGCAGAAGCAGTTGGATACTCTTTAATGATAAAAGTTCCTTGAGTTTTCTTAGCAATATTATTTACCTTAGTATCAAACATTTGCTTAGATAACTCAGTAATATCTTTGATATTTACATTCAAGAGGTTCGCATCAATTCTTTCAGCAATCCTGTCCTCAGCCATTTCAAGTGTAATGTAGAGAACATTTTTCCCCTGCAAGAGGATGGAGCTAGCCATATGGCACATGAATAAACTTTTCCCGACACCTGTGCCAGCAAGAGCGATATTGAGAGTCTTGTTAGGCAGACCACCTTTTGTAATTTTGTTGAAGTATTCAAGATCAAATGGGATTTTGTTTTCTTTTTTGTGATAGGATTCATATCTTTGTTCATAGTCATTTAGATAATCATGTCCAATGTGATTGTCAAAACTTACCGAAAGTGCACTCTGCAAAATAGAAGGAATAGAATCCCTAGATTTTTTTTCATCTTGACCATCAGCAATCTTAATAGATTCCATAAGAGCAAGATAAATTGCACGATCTCTACACCACTTTTCTGTAGTATCAACCATCCAATTCATTTCTACTGGTGAATTATCAAGTTTTGAAATATAATCACAAATTGTACCATAAGTATCTTCACTAATATCAGTTCTTTTTTCTGTTTCAATTAATAAAACTTCCTTTGTTGCGAGATTATCATAAGCAAGAATAAAATTACAAATTTCCTCAAAAACTACTTTTTCGTGAAAATTCTCAAAGTATTCATTTTTAAGAAAAGGTAAAACTTTTCTACAATAATCATTATTAAAAAGCAGATTTCTAAGAATTGTAGTTTCTATTTTTTCCATCAATTACTCCTAAGGATTTTTTTTATGTTGAGGAACATCAAACACAAAAGTAATTCTTGAATCATCTCCTATATTCACTGCACTATGTGGTTTTTTATTATTAAACCAAAATAGTGTTCCAGGTTCAACTATAACAGATTCATGCTCCACTGTATACTTATACCTCCCCTGAATTGAAAGGTGATATCTATCTTTACTTAGATAGTAAGTTCCTTCATCTATGTGAAATCCAACTTCTTCTCCTACAGGTAAAGACAAAAAAGCACATCTACGATATTTTTTAAAATACTTATTTAAGATTTTAAAAATCTCAGTATGATTATCATATGCTGGAGTCTTAATGCACAATTCAGAATTAAATGCCAAATCTCCTGGAGTTTTTACTACACCCATTATCAATTGAAGAACATCAACTGTTGTTTTATATTTTGCTGAGTCTACTTGTTCAGTTTTAGATAATGACTTTTGAGAACCCCAATCTTCAGAATGTTTTTGTAATTGTTCAATGACTTTAGAAACATCAATATGAGTTTGAATAATTCTAATATTATCCATAACTGAATTCTTTTTGTGCTGTTTCATCAAGTGCCTGCATTACTTCAGCATTAAAATATTTTTCTGGGTCTTTGAGAATTTCTTTGGCATAAAGTTTTTTACCACCAATCTCATAACGCCCTGCTACATTTTTCCAAAGTCCACCAAGTTCACCAAGCTCAAGAAGACCATAGTACTTATCAAGGCCACGCTCATCATAAAATAAACGAATTTCAACATCTTTATTTTCTTTGCTTAATCTTGATTTATGTGTTTTTGCTTTAATGATATTACCAATAACTTCTGTTCCATCCTTTTCCTTCTTTTTACTAAGATAGATGATAGATGATGCAGCATATTTCAGACCACTGCCCCCACCCATATCCTTTGTAGGGACATAAGCACCAATCACATCATATGTGTGATTTGTAACTAACATTGGTATTTTTGCTTGACCCAACTTAAGAGTCAACATTCTAAAAGCACCCTTGATGAGTTGAGATTTAGTCATATCTCTAACTTCCTTATCATTTAAAGCATCATTAATCTCCTTACTAGTAGAAAGCATTCCCAAAGAATCTAATACAAATATACAAGGATTCCTTTCTTCTTCCTTTTTCTTCAAGTAGATATCAACTGCCTTGAGTGTTTTGGTGCGAAATTCTTCTACAGTAACTACATTGATAACCACCAGACGAGTTGTGTCAATTCCCCTGCTTTCCAAAAGGGATTTTGTGATTGCTGCTTCAGTATCAAAATACAAACAATATCCATCAGGATGACTATCAAGAAAATTCTTAACGACTGCCAAACTGAAGAAAGTTTTTCCTGTGCTGCTTTCACCTGCAATTGCAGTAATTTTGTTACCAGAAACCCCACCAAAGATAGAACCAGATACAAGAGCATTAAAAATGTATGAACCCGTATCCACATATGTTTCAGTCTCATCAATGTCTGCCGCAATAGAGGCATATTCCCCTCCTACTTCTTTTACAATATCTTTTAAAAAATCCATAATTATACAAAAAATGATGATAGGGTATTTGTTTTTTCAGTTTTCCATCCAATACATTGAAGAATAGTTTTTAGAGGTTCAAGAAAACTTTTATCAAATTGAAGTTCATAATCAATATATTTACTAAGATTTAATTCTTTGGGAAATTGTTGAATAAATGAAATTACATTTTCATGTAGTGGATTTGCTTTTTTCAAATAACAGAACTTAATTTTTTCCCCATTATTAATCATTGGGTATTTATTGTCCAGTTTATTATTTTTGATATAGTAATTATACAGCAAAACTCCTCTTATGTGAATAGGAGTACCCTTTCCATAGATAGCATTTGCTGATTTATACTTATTAATATTATTAGCAGTTCTTGGGAATGAAATTTCTTCTGGAGGAAGATTATAAAACTTACTTCTACTAGTATTAATAAACTCAATCATATCCTCTTCTGTTTTAGTCATAATAATTTTGAATGCTTCTTTAATCATAGTCCTACATGGAGAAGGAGTAGAAGACTTAACTGCTTCAAGTCCCATAATTTTAAGTTTAGGTTCAGAATACCTAACACCTTCAGAGTCCCAAACATTAAGAATATATCTTTTCTTAGCTGTCCAAATTCCTCTTTCTGCAATATTCTCCCTCTTCATCTGCATCTTTTGGGCATAGGCATTTACATAGTCTGCCAATTCTTGGTAAGAACTTTCAATATAAGGTTCAAGTTCCATTTGACAGATCTTGTCAAGGAACCCCACAATTTTCTCAGCAGTTTTCTCTCTTCCCTGGTATACAGTTTCAACCAAAGGACCCATGTTAATGTAAATAGAATCAGTATCAGAAGCAATAACATAATCAATATCCTCAGTTTTAAGAAGTTTATTTAAATACTTATTTACTTTACATTCAATCCAACGAATTGAAACTTGACCAGACAGAGTTACTGCCTCTGCATTTTCTATACGAAAATATCTAAAATATTCATTACCAACTGCACCATAAGCAGAGTTGAGAGAAATCTTCTTTGCCATCTGAATATTATTACATCTTGCAATTTCTTTCATAAGTTCTACAGTAGGAGTTTTCTCATACTGCTGCTTTGCTTCAAGCATTTTCTGCTTATAGATGACACGATCCATATACATCTTTTCCATCAATTCTGGAAGAAATCCTCTGATGTCTTTTTTATACTGGGCACCATTTGAACATACAGTATAAGGATAATTTTCTGGGATTTTAATTGATTTATTCAATAACTTATCCACGGAAACACCAGGAAATTTTCCATCAACAAGTGTTTCTGGTGAGATATTGTACTGCATGATCAAGTGAGGATAAAGCGAATTTAAATCGAAACTTACAACCCATTCATGCTTACCCACAATGGGATCCTTTACATAAGCACCTTCAAATCTTTGATCCTTCTTTGTATCCTTTTTAAAAGGAATCACAATGTTTTTAGATCTCAAATAGTTATAGATGATAGAGTCCCACATTCTAACTTGAAAAAAGACATCACTAAAATTACCTTTAGCATCAAATGCCATAGTAATTGCAAGTTCAATGAGGCGCATTTTATCCTCAAGTCTATCTACCAATTCTACGTCAACAATATTATACTCTACGAATTTTTGCCAATTTTTTGTATAAAACTCTTTAAATGTATCATACTCTGAGTGATCTAATTTCTTTTGACCAAGTTCTACTTCTGCAATATAATCCAATTTATAGGATTCTTGTGTTTTATATGTAAACTTTTTATATAATTCAAGATAATCAAGAATTGTAATACCAGCAATATCAACTTTTTTTTGAAGTCTCCCTGCAATTACCAATTCAGATTCAGTAACTATTCCCCATGGAGAAAGTTTCTTTATTGTTTTTTCTCCAAATATTTTAGAAATTCTTCCACAAAGATATGGAACATCATAAAGATCACAGTTCCATCCAGTGATAACATCTGGAGGATTAGAATCCCAATAAAAAAGAAACTTATCAATTAAATCAGTTTCATTTTTACATAAGATATAATTAACGTTTTTTTGAGTATTACTAAAGGGTTTTACACCCCAAGTAATAATATTTTTTGTATTGTAATCTTGAATAGAAATTGTAAGCAATTCTTCTTCGCAGTTTTGTACATCTGGAAATCCATTTTCAGATGCAACCTCAATGTCAATTGTAATTAACTGAATCTTACTAATATCAAATTTTATTGATTCTTCTGGATAATTATCAGAAATATATTGATTAATATATCTTGTATTGCCATACAAAATAAAATTTTCTATATTTTTATGTCTATCTATAAATTCCCTAGTTTCACGAATGGTTCCAGGTTTCAGTTCACCTACATAATTGCCATCTAAAGTTTTAAAATTTGTTTTTTTATTTGTACTAACATAGAGTGTAGGATAAAAAGGTTCCCTATTCTTAAAATGATTTTTCCCATCAAATCCCCTAGTAAGAATTTCATTTCCTACTAAAACGACATTAGTATAAAACTTCATTTAATAGCCTTCAAATAAAGTTCAATAATATCTGGTTTGGGATCAACTATGGTAAAAATAGAATCTGAATGAATTTTAAATTCCCTCTGGTCAGTAAAGGAAGGCCATTTTTCAAAATATTGTTCACCATCAACATTTTGCTTTAAAATACATGGATTGACTAATTTACAATCTGGTTCCCCAACATCTGCCTCAGGAACTTCATGTACTTCTGTTACTAGAACAGCATCATTCTTCAGGATTAAGACTTTTAGATTTGTCATTTACATGCTCCAAATAAGATTCTTTTACTTCATCAAAGGGTTCTAAAATAGAAACTACCCAATCACAAGGAATTGGAATTTCTTTTTGTTTAGATAGAGGAACATATGGATAATAAGTTACACTACTAGCGTTTCCATTTTCACCTTCATTAACTCTAGTCACGAATGGATTGGTAAGGAGATATCCAATTACCTTTTCCCCAGACATCATTTCTTTTACATCGGCAATCACATCTTCATATGATTTAAGAACCAAAAGTTTAACTGACATAATTTGTAATCCTAAGCAAATACAGTATAGCAATAAAAATGGGAGGTGTCAATCTGGGTTTTGCCAGATTACCTCCCTTATAGGCAACAATAGTTAATGGGCAGCCCCGCAATATTATTTAGAACCAGACTTTCTTTTTCTGATGCTCTGGAATAATGCGTGTGAGTTTAATCACAAGAAGACCATCATCAAACTCAACTTTGGTGACTTCTACATCATCAGAAATCGTCCATACTCTGGCGAATGACCTTTTTGCAAGTCCCTGATGTAAATATTTACCATCTTCTGTGGAGTCTTTTTGACCCTCCACAAATAACTTATTGTTTTCTGTATAAACTGAGATTTCTTTTTTGTTGAATCCTGCAAGAGCAATCTCAACTCTTGTGGCAGTATTACTTTCTTTAACTACATTATATGGTGGATAGTTTGACTCTGTTTGATGTAGAGAGTTAAACCGATGAATCCATTCATCCATACCAATAGAATATTTGTCAATATCATTGAGAAACTTCTCAATGTTTCCAGCATTATATTTTGCGAGTGTTGGGT